ATACCACCTGTTAGCAAGTTTGTGTTGTAATCTTGGATTGCACCTTCTAGTATTAAGCCAGCAAAAAGCAACGGCATTTGCTGATCGTCTTCATCAAACTTTTCTCTCGTGGATCTTATTATTTGTCTTTCACGAGTGACGTGATCTATACCTACTCTTTCAACCACTCTAAAAAACTTAGATTGTTTGAGGGCTCTAATAACATAAGCTTCTGGTGCCTGTGTTAAAGCAGAACTAAAACTTGCATAGCCGTCAATAGATTTGCGTTGCCCTGTTGCATCAGGAAAACTATAGACTGCGACTATGGGCCTAGCTGATGGTAATCGTAGATCTTTGATAGCATCAGTTACTGGTTCATTTATAAAAGCTGATTTAGAAAAACATTGTGCTTCACCTATTATGGTTACTACATCTTTATAATCGTTGTTAGGGTTAGTTAGGCAGGGTGATATGTATTCTAGGTGCGTGGCACAACTAGAAACCAAAGTCCCCAATAGGGATAGTGATAGTAGTTGTTTCGCCAGTAGTTTCATTGAATATAGTCATTGTAATATTTATACCGTCTGTCGTCCAAGTTATGAGGTTATCGAATAAAGTGAAGGAGCCTTCGTCAGCTGGGTTCTCACCAAAAAGCTGGTCAACTAATTGCCTGGACAACTGAGCATAAACTCTCGATTCAAAGTTTCTTAAAAATCTGGCTAAGGTTGTATTGTCAGCATCTCTTTCTAATTCATCTTGTAAGGCTTTTATTTCTGCACGCAAAGCTTCTCTTCTACTAAATTCCTGTTCATCTATTGTTAGGTAATGTTGGGATGTGCCTACGCCTGAAAATGCAGGTGATTTGAATTTAAATTTTATTTCGTCGGCGAGGATAGGAAGCGCTAAGAATGGGATTAAGTATATGGCGCAACCCATCCTCTTGTATTTGTCTTTGTAATAATCATCTTTCATAAAACTAAACTCCAAAAACTTAAACAGAAACTTATCATTAAAATCCAAGCTGTAAGCTTGTACCAGTCCATTTTGTATCTAGTCTTTTCTTTGATCATCTCTGTCTGCCTTAGCTATCTTATTGCTATCTATAAGTTGTGGCACTCCTAATATTGTTTTGATTAAAGTGTCCTGTCTTATTATTTCGTTATCTAAACTTCTTACTCTATCTATTAAGGCTACTAAAATACCGTGTTGTGAGTCAAGTTTAGTGCCTAGTCTTTGTTCCATAGCGCTAATCTGCTCTGCTACCTTTTCGTCTACAACATCTAGTTTGTTCTCCATACCGTCAACAATCTTCATTATTAGTTTATAGATAAACCACCCAAGTCCAATAGCAGCAGCTATCGGAAAACCTAATTGTTGAATTATTGTTACTACTTCTTGCATGATAAAAAAGTAGCCTGATGTTCCAACGGAATTGTATGGAAACCGTTGAGCTTCTCGCTAGTCAACAGGCTACTAGTCATTACTCTTGTTTGATGCACCAAAGTAAAAAGATATTACGGCTGATGCAAGACCACCCAAGTAACCCAACACTAGGTTAATTAAGGCTTCAGAGTTTTGTTCTGGTGGTTGTATAGTTACTAAAAATATGTAGCCCATAAAGCCACCTATCACTAACAGGCCTAAAAATTTGGAAGTCCAATCTTTAGAAAAGGTCTTTCTAGCATCTTGCGTGTCTTGTGTTTCTAGCTTAAACACATCAACCTCTAGCTCTTTCATTTGTTTTTCAAAAGATAACTCAGCCTTTTTAATTTCAGCCAACTGTTCTGGTGTTGCTTGGTTGACTGCTTTTTCTACAGCAGACTTATTATTAGGCACACCCAACTTATCAGCCAACATACTCATAGCTGCATTTCCCATTGGCCCACCTAAGGCTGTTCCGATTGTAGGTGCTACTGCTCCTACTAATACTTTTAATTTGTCTAACATATTCCTATTTCGCTCCTATCCATTCCTAATGGTTTGTCTGTTAAACATTTTACCATATCTTTCGGTATGTGAGCATACGGTTCGTTATCGTCTTCATATGTAGGATCAGGAGATATATTCATTCTTATGTCGTAAACATAATCTGGATCCCATTCATGGTAGTATAAGCCATCCGTCATAGCATATACGGTTATAAATGGGACTCCAGTTGATTGTGCATACATAGCACCTTTCATTAGTTTTGCAACCGACAAGATGAATGTATCGTATTTTTCATATCCAAAAGTTCTACATTTGACCTCGCACCAAAAACATTTATCTTTAGACTCAATCCAATAGTCTAAGCTGTAAGATGTTGGCAATTTGTGACAAGTCACGTTCCAAGCACCCTCTAAATATCCAGCTACACGTTCTTCTCTCTTTTGATCGTCTATAGTTTCAAAACTAGGTTTTTTCATAATTAATCCTCATAATATGTGGGGTCTACAGCTACCAATCTTTTTGTTGGTCTGCCCTTTCCGCCTATCTTTATATCCATCTCTTGAACTTCTCCAGCATTTTTAAGTCTTTCTATAATTTCTTTAACTTCGTAAGATTTCATAGATCTGAACAACTCACCTCTATCTACCTCACGCTTAGATATACCTGTATCTCCTCTAGATCTGATGAAAGATAGAACTTGTTTTATTTTTGATTCTGTAGCAGATGATGCTACCTTGTCACGACATGCTTCAATAAAAAGCAGATCGTAATACCTAACATAATCTATACACCATTTTGTTACATGTCCAGGTATTTGCTTACAGTCTGGGTTGTCTGCTAAAGCACAAACTAACGACAATCTCATAGCTTTTTCTCTTGTTCTAGAGAGCAAAGGTTCTAAATTATCTTTCTCTAAAACTTCTTATATAATTAATCCAATTCACCATCTGTAATGGTGGACTTTTGAATTTTTTAAGTCTTTGCACTTTCCTTGGTTCCTTTGATTCGATAACTAAAAACCTGTTTAAGAACCCGTCTGCAATTCTTCCTGAATTTAATGCTTTATAGAAATTTTGCGGAACAGACAAGCCAACTAATGTTATAGCTGGTTTATGCGTCACACGATTCATGGCTTGGTCTTTATATTGGTCTGGTACGCTCATCAAAGAATAATTATCTGGCCTTAGAGTACCGTGGCATCTGCCCCAAGCCTCCATAAGTGTTTGTATACCGTCTTCTCTGTTAGTGTTTTGTTGTGCTCCTATAGCCTCTAGTCTTTTACCAAATTCGTCCATTATTGTTATTTGAGTTGGCCTATAACGCAAAATAGAGTGGACAGCACCTGACGAAGTATAGCCATCACCAACCACTAAGTCTGAGTGTTCAGACATATTAAGGACAGCTTCAACAAATGATTTAATGTTTTCTTTACCCTGTCCTGATTTAGCTATACCCATAAAGTAAAGGGAGGCAAAATTATTCATGGTAGTTCGATAAAGTCTGCCACAAGTTACGCTAGCTAAAGCTAAGGCTCCAACAATTGAAAGTTCTGGTTGTGAAACTTGTGCTAGTTCTTCACTAAACTTAAACATATCTTTCAATATACCTGGTGGGTTGAACAAGTCTTTTGGCGGTACTACTTGTTCTTTGGTGTTGGTAAACAATGGTGCTCTTTGGTTCTTTCTGTCGTGTGTTTTTTTTACATTGTCTACAACTGAGTTAACTTCAGCTTGCGATAATGGAGGTTGGTTTTGTGTATTCCAAGACTGCATAAAGAATTTTGCAAACTCTAAATTTATATTCTTAGATATTAAATATCCTGCTAATCTTGCGGCTTGATCATTTCTTGAACCCTCATTTACACCATCTAAAGAAAAAGGTGCAGTAATCATTTGTCCTTCTTGGTTTTTACCGTTACCTGTAATCTGTATCCATTCTTTTTCTGTAAAATCAGGCAGATCATCATAGTCATGCAAATCCCACTCAGGTATTATTTGTGGTCTATAAAGGTTGCCGTTTGCGTGTCGATTGTATGGGGCTATAATCAGTCCCCCCTCCCCTCTTATATCAATTAATCTTTCAATAGGTGTATCGTTCAAACGCTTAGTTGCGAAAGTTGTGAAGTTTTCTGGATTGTTATAGTAATAGTGCATGCCCTTGCCCGTCACAACACGGAAAGGGGAGGGTGGTAAGTTATTATCTACCCATCCCATAGCTTCGGGTGTATCAGCATCAACTACAATAAATTGACCGCATATAAGTGCTACAACAAGATCATCACGATCCTTGAACCACTCAACAACAGTCTCTCTTTTGGGCCTTTCTGTTTTGTATTGATGCCAACCACCCAAAAAAACTGGTGGTTTCTTTGATTGTCTTAGTAGCGGTACTACTGAAAGACCTTCATCATAATAGGCTAATGCCAGATCGAGAGGCTTCTCGTCTTCTGTTAGGTTTAGGTTGAACATTCAGCAATAATATCTTCGAGATTGCCATAAATGGATTCAAAATCTAACTTCCCTTCGGACGCTCGAATGATTAATTTTGCTTGATCAACGGATGGTTGCCTGTGGCCATAACGCCAGGCTTTGATTGAATGTATTGAACACTCAAATAAACTGGCTGCTTGTTTCATGCCAATAAATTCTATGTATTCTTTTAAAGTATATCTTTTCACTTCTCTCTCCTTAAATTGTGGTTGTATATTTATAGTTTCCAGTTTCTTTAAATACTTAGAAGAAAGAACTTTATTTCTAAAGTAGTAGTTTGCTAACCAATTATATTTCTCTTTCATATTTACAAATTGAAACTGTATGTTTTACAAATTGTAGGACATGTTGTAGTATAATGTCAACTTAAATTAATCGTGGAGATTTATTATGTCATTTAAAGATAGAATCGTTACACCTGATTCATGCGTGAATAAGCAGGGCGTAAAGATACTCGTTTATGGAGCTGCAGGGTCAGGTAAAACAACACTTTGCGGGACTGCTCCAGGTAAAAAACTTATGATAGATATGGAGTCTGGTTTGCTTTCAGTAAGAGATCAGAAAGACATTGATGTCATACAGGTAAAAGAAGCAAAAGAAATTATAGAGATATGTGAAGCTCTTAAAAATGGAGAGTTAGTTTACGATACCGTATGCTTAGACTCTATTTCAGAGATGTCAGAAATACTTTTAAATTTTGAAAAAGCAAGACATAAAGATCCTAGAATGGCTTATGGTAATGTACAAGAAACTTGTACTAATGTTATGAGAGCATACAGGGATTTACATATGCACGTCGTCTTTGTTTCAAAAATGGAGAAACAAAATGTCGACAACGTTATGCAGTACGAACCAAAAATGGTTGGTACAAAATTAGGCCAATCAATTACTTATTTCTTTGACGAAGTGTTAGCGCTTAGAGTCATAGAGGAACAAGATGATGATGGTGCCATAGTAAAAAACAGATGGCTTCAGACTGACGTTGGTCAAGGCTATACTGCAAAAGATAGGTCTGGAAAACTTGATGGTTTTGAACAGCCTAACCTAGTTGACATAATTACTAAACTAGGATTTAACTCACAAACTTTAGGAGGAAATGATGAGTGATTTTGATGGTGTAAAGTGGTTAGAGAATATAACTAAACCACCAGTAGCCGATAAAAAAGAAATTGCACCGCCAGGTGTACATAGTGCGAGAATCATTACAGCTGAGAAATATAAGTCTCAGTCAGGTAATTGGACAGTAAGAGTTGTTTACGAAATTAACAACGGTAATAACAGAGATCATGTTGAGTTCTACTCATTATGGTCTGCTAGTGAAGAAGCAAAAAGAATTTCAAACGAGATGTTTACGCAACTTTGCAAAGCAACAGGTTTTAAATCTTTTCCTGAAGATGTACATTCACTTGTTAATAAAACACTTGATTTAGGTATATATCATAAAGATGAGACTTGGACTAATAAAGAAGGTGAGGAGGTTAACTCAAAGAAAACTAAAATTGGAGAGTATCTCAGCGCATTAAGTCCAATAGCACCAAGTGGAGATAATCCTAAGTCGCCACCGACTTTATAGGATTGGTGTTAAGAGGGGCGAAAGCCCCTTTTTTTTATCTGTAAATTAGTCTAGTATATGAACTTCCATTCTATTTTCATTCTCTGAATGGTTAATTTATAGTGTATATAAAGAAGGGAGCCTTGCGGCTCCCTTTCTTTTTTAGGATTAATGAAAAATTAAATAAAATTTAATTGTCCATATATTCTAACAATATTTCTAAAGTATGAATAGCTTTCTTTATATCTTCAGATCCATTTTTAAATCTAGATCTTGTGATATAACCAACAGCTTCTGACTCTAAGTTGTTAAGTTTGTTTTTATAACAATACTCAGCTGGCTGTATGGCTAACTTTTTATAGTGATCACCACCTACTTGACGGTTAGAGGCCTTAGCATCTATTTGCTTATCCCACTCTGAATCTGAAATATCGTCACCTAAGTTTTCCCCGAAGTTACATTTTTCTTCTTTATCATTAATGTTTCCTGCTTTTAATGTCTCTGAGAAATCTGTAGGAAGCTTGTTGTAATCTTCTGGTGTTATCTTATCTATACTCATAATTCTATCTCCACTAATTCTGGTGTGTTATACACGGTCGGTATGTTACGACCTTGTGTAACGGATTCATATTCGCCTAACAACCTGTCAAGCTCCAACCATCCTGCCTCCATATCCGCATGTTTCATCTTGAATACTTTAGAAGCATATGGGTGTTTTTTCTCTTGGGCTACAAATAAAAAGTCAGCCACTTTGAAACCTGCTTGTTCAAAAGCTCTTTTATACCAAGAAGCTTGTAATTCATATTGATATTTTTTTACTGAATTTACAAAAGCTGATGGCTTGACCGATTGTGTAGTTTTGTAATCTACTAGAATAATAGTTTTGTTGTCATAAGTACCTGCTAAAGGATACCGCAACATATCAGATTTTACCTTACAAAGTAGATCGCCTTCCCACCAAAACAAAGCTACCTCTGCTGGTCTAGTAAAGACACCAGGATAATCTGTTTCAGTTGGGTTTAAAGCACAATCGCCATAAATACCTAAGTTGTTTTTCATCTTATAGATCGCCTCTCTATCGGTAGCATTGATAACAGTTAAGCCTCTATTTTC